AGCGGATCGAGCGGACGCCCGTAGCGATCCACCTGCCCCGTTTGCGGCCAGGCAAGGGCCTGCGTCAGCGTCGTCGGCGTCCCGTACCAGTGCACGAGGCTGTCGAGCAGGCTGGTCGCCCACATCAGCGCCGGGGCCGCGTCGCCACTCACCAGCGCGGCATTCCACGCCTCGTGATACGGACGCTGCTGGAGGTACAGGGTCGCGTCGGCCACCGTGGTATAAGAATTACTATTCGCGCCACCTGGAGTGGCATCCAGGGCCATGGCTAAGAGCCTCCCACTGCAGGCGGACGCTTCCAACGCACCCGCACACAGAAATGGCCCAACTCCAGACTCCACACGACATAGGGGGCATCTTCCACGTCGAGACAATACCACCAGCGCCAGTCCGACAGCTCAGGGTACCAGCCCCAGGACAGCCAGGGCGTGACGTGATGCACCATGTCAGGCACCTCCTGCTGCCGCAAAGAGGGACGCTTGCTGCGGTTCGACACCGCGAGGGACCACGGGAAAGAGCGGCATCTGTTGATGCGCTTCCTCAATGCGCCGACAAGCCACATCAAAGTAGCGTGGCTCAATTTCAATGCCGATAAACGGGCGCTGGTTTTCTACACAGGCCACACCGGTCGTCCCACTACCCATAAACGGGTCGAAAACGGTGCCAGTCGTTTGCTCGACACACCAGCGCATGAGAGCAATAGGTTTTTGCGCGGGGTGACACTTCACTTTCCCGACCTCCTCGCCCTCGCGCACGAGGCCACTCCAGAGCTGGCGATGTAGGCGCGTCGCTCCACGCAAGTTGGTCCAGGCCAGTTCGCAATCACTAAAATCATTAGAGCCCATCCCGACCCGCTTGTCCCAGATAAGCCAACCCCCACTATCAGGCAATCGTGAGGCATAGTGATTCGCGCCCCAGAGAATAATCTGGGGAAACCGCAAGAATGGCTCAGGCATAAACGGCATAGTATCCCCAACAATAGACCCATGCCATTTGAGAGGACGGTCCGTATAGAAGCTTTCTAAGCGTTTTTCGCCATTAGAGCTATAGACAGACACGCCGCGCTTCTTCGTATAATCAAAGTTCATCCCATAGGGAGGATCGCTGATCAGGGCATGAGCTTGGATATCGGACGCGAAAGCAAACGCATCCCCACAGATCAATCGACACTGCCCGATCGTCACGTCCTCAACCGCCATCGCCTGGCCTATTCACTGCGCCGCGAGGCGGGCTGGGTCGCTGGTGGCGTACTGCTACTGGCCGTCGCCTGGTGGCTGCGCGCCGTACTCCGCGCTGTCGGCGTGGTGGCGGGTGTCGGCGCCATCACGACCACCTGCGCGCCTTCGGGCACGCCTGCCAGCAGCTCCGCTTGCTCATTCGCCTTGGCACGGGCCTCCTCACGCTCCTCCTCGGTCTGAAGCTCAGGATGCGTGGCGCCCTGACCGGTACGGAAGCGGCTCATGGCCGAGGCGCGGGCCTCGGGTTCCACATCCTTGCCGCCAGGCGGGGCGGGCGTATAATCGCCCAGGCGCACGGCTTCGGCGGCATCGACGGTGTGCATGTAGCAGGGAGTTCCGTCCTCTTTGGCATAGACCATGACTGGATTTTGAGGCATGGCATGATCCTCCATTCTATGAACAATATAGAATATTATACAAATGTATATATATCACCGACATCGACGGCAAGGCCAGCATTGTTGGATGGGAGCGTGATATACGATCCCACGACGGCGCCAGGCGTGGTCCCACCGATCACATAGTTGACGCGGACAAATTTGCTATCGTTGTCAAACCACTGCGCCTGACTGCCCTTAATCCCGACCGACAGCTTGCCAGCCGCCACAGCGGGAGGCCATGTGATAGTGGCTACCGTCGTATACGTGCCACCCACGAGGTCGCTGACCTGGAGATTGAACGTATACGTGCCCGTAGCAACGACCGCGGACAGGTAAACCACCCAATCTGCAGACGGAAACTGGCGCGGGTAGAGGAGTACGCCGGTACTGCTACCGTTGGCAGCCAAAGCGGCTCCTGGTGCTAAAAGTTCTAGGGCTTTATCGAATACGGCAGTCGTCACTATGTTTCCTTTCTTTCCACAAGCATTTATGCTATACTCGTGTGGTTAGGTAGCGGCTGATCACCGCTCGTATCCAAGCCTTGTGTTGCCCTATCAGCACGAGGGCCTAACTGCATATCACATCGACCTAATAGGGAGGTTGTCTGATGGTTGAGCCTGTCAACGGTATTCCAGTTATTTGCGCGTGGGAACCCTGTAGCAAGCCCTTCGTAGTATTTCCTTCGAGACTCAAGCAAAGCACCAAAATCTACTGTTCGCGTGCCTGTGGTAATTTGGGGAACGCGGTTGCCGCCGAGTCCAAAAAACGTCGCGTCACGCTGACCTGTGCCTATGAGCCGTGCAGCAAGTCCTTTGAAGCGAAACCGTCTGTTGCAAAACGAGGCATGCGGTATTGCTCGCATGGATGTTCTGAGTTGGCAAGTCGGCATCGCCGGACTGAATACACCAGCTTGATCTGTGCCTACGAACCTTGTAGCAAACCTTTTGAGGTCGCCCCCTCGCGTCTCAAAGAAGCAACCTATTGTTGTCGGCAGTGCCAAACGTTTGCGATAGCGGCCATACGTTGGCCCCAAACGCTCGAAGAACGCTTTTGGAGCAAAGTAGCCATAGCCGGACCAGACGAGTGCTGGTTGTGGACAGCGAGCGTGCATGAGAATGGCTATGGACAATTTCAGGTCCGAGAGAATGGCGTCTTGCTCCATGACGGGGCACATGTCGCCAGTTTCTTTCTTCACCATGGCCGCTGGCCAGCGCCTGAGATGCAGGTGCTGCATACGTGCGACGTCAGGGCCTGTTGTAACCCTGCACACCTCTGGGAAGGAACACAAACTGCTAACATGGTTGATTGCGTTGATAAAGGCCGCAATGTCAATGTTACGCATCCTGAATTGCTGGCCCGAGGGGATCGCAGTGGATTGCGGGTTCATCGTGAACGAGCCCCACGTGGAGAACGCAATGCGAACTGGAAGATAAGTGATGCTGAGTGGGCTGAAGCCCTGGCCTTGTGGGATAGCGGCGCATGGACGCAGACTGCCCTTGCAAAACGCTACGGTGTTAGCCAGCATGCTATATGGAGTCGACTCAAGCATCGCTATGATCCATAGTATATACAAGGATGCATCTAATCATACTACCACAGATGCATCCTTTACCCCCCTCAAGCGCGCCATGCTACGGCCCGAAAAAACCGCGATCGAAGCATACCATTCCACTCTGGTCCTAAAAACCGGCTTAGCTTCTAATTCTCCTAGGTCTCTTACGCTTATGTCTTGATTCTGTATCCCAACGAGCCCGCCGTCGCCCATCTGCACCGCATAGATGCTCGTGCTGGCTGCTGCGCCACCGCCAGGGTTGGCCTCCGTAAACGGCAGGATATCGTTGCCGAGGTTATCCTCACGGGCGACCAGGATCGGAATGCCGTTGTAGGCCATGACACGCTGCCCAAACTGATTGGGGTCCCACGTAATGAAGCCGCCCACCGCCGTATTGCGGGCCGCCTGTGCCAGCCTCAGAGCCATAGTATTGTTCATAATGAGGTAGTTGGGATCATCGACCTTGCTGATCAGCGTATCCAGCTTGAAGAGCGACAGCGCATCCCCGCCCGACGTGGCCCCGGCATCGAGCAGTTGCGAGCTCCCTGGCGGGATACGCCTTTGTAGACCATCAAATTCTCGAGGATCGGCACTACTGTCGCCCTTGATGAAGGCGAGGGTCCAGCGATGCGCGAGGGCCTTCACCTTCAACCCTTCCTGCACGCTGCGCTGGTTCGCCCCCATGGTTTGGGTTATGAACCTATCAACATCCAGGTCTCCCCCAGCAATGACAAGGGATTCTGTGATGGGGTTCAGGACGCCCACCGACTCCGTGAAACCTTCGTTCACCCCGCGAAACCCCACGCCGGGCAAAATATCCTCCCGATTATACTTGAGTGCGTTGCCCGCTATGCCTTCAAAGGGTAACACTCTCAGGATGTCAGAATTCCTCGCGTACATCTCCACGATCGCTGTGCGGGCGACATCGCCGGAATTGAGCTTGGACGCCTCAACAATAGTCAGGGCCATAGGGATGTTTCCTCCACGGATGTTCCCTCGCCCTGCCTCAGCGCCATGCCAGGAGGCTCGTCAGGGGAGGAGTTAGCGGGTTTGCGTCGCCTGCCACTCGCGGAAGCGGGTCAGGCGTTCTGCCGGATTCGTGATGCTGTTCCAATCGATGCCGCCCGCGCCATTGGCGCCATGACTCGCCGGGGCACCGCCTCCGGACGACGGCGGCCACAGATGCGGCGCCTGGCCACTGGCTTTGAGCGTGGTAATCCACTCGCTCGGGTTGAGCGCGTTGACGCCATCTTTGCCGTAAATCGTATCGTCGCCATTTTTGGCGATGACGTTCCCTTTCTCGTCCAGGTCCGTGAACACGGAAAGCCCGCGTTGCACTGCATCATCAACAGCTTTCTCGTAGACACCGTTTTTGGTGACCGCGTCAAGGAGTGCCGTTTTGATGCGGTCCTGGCGCCAGCGGCGATCAAGGTCAGCGCTCGTGGTTTTCAGGTGGTCGTTCTCGCGCTTGAGCGTCGCCAGTTGCCGCTCGTGGTCGTTTTTCATCGACTCGGTACGCCGGGCAATGAGGACCTCGATCCCCTGCTTATCGTAGACATCGGCGTCATCGAGCCCCTTTACGCGATCTTGCATCTTGCGAAACTCATCGGGGTCGACGCCTTCAAACTTCGTTTTGAACTCGACCAGCTGCTTTTCGGTCTCCCGGCGAAGGTTCCGCTCATTGTTGAGCGCACTTTTCAGACCGCTCACATCCTCCGCAGGCGGGTCGAGCACCAGCACCCACTTACCGTCTTTTTCCCCGTAGTGCTCCATGAGGGCACCGGGAATATCCAACTGCGCGTCATAGACTTGCTTGAGCGCCATACGCACCCTCTCGGTGTGTGTGGTTGGCCCGGCATCCCGCCAGGCAGGGATCAGGGGCTCTACATCCCGCAGAGCCAGAGGCACCAAAGAAAACGCGGCATCCAGGAAGCGCGTTCCCGAATGCCGCGTGAGAGACAGAGGCGGATCTCGCCCGAGGGCGAGAGCGAATTATGCGCTAAGGTTGTGGATAACTTGGGGAAAAGTCAAGCATTATTTATGCAGATGAATCGGTCGAGGCCTCCCACGGGACTTCTTTTGGGCGAATCGTGAGATTCTCTTTCCAATAGATTTTTACCCCTGCTACTCGCGCTTGCTGCCATAAGTGCTCGACCCATTCCCAGGGGGGCTGAAAAGCCGGGGTGTTATTAAAATAGCTTTGCGTTTGGCCACCCATCACGAGCCAATCAAAGATGGCCAAGTTCTGAAACGTTAAGCGTTCCCGCATCGGTTCCACCGAGAGCCAACGTACGGTGGCCTCAATCTGTTGAAAAGCTCGCTCAGCCGTCGCAACCCGCGCTTGCCCATCCACCGTACAGCCCACCCACGCATTCACAGGAAAGCCGCCGAGGGCGTCACAAATCTCTAGTAACCGTTGGGGAAACTTGGTCAGAAACAGAAAGTTCCATTCAGGATGGCACCGAACGCGGGCAAAGACCTCAAGAATCCAGGGTTGTGGTACCCACTTTCCAAAGAGATCTGCCATCGAGCAGGTAAAGACATTTTTATCCGCAGGCCGCGTCAGTTCTTTCGGAAAGGGCGTATTTTTCGGGGCATCAAGGCGTGTAGGGTGAAACGTCGGCTCAAACTGCTTCGGATAGGCCTCGATCATACGTGTGTCGTTAGCAATCTCCCGCGCATAACAATAGTCACAGCCATGCCAGCAACCCGTAACCGGATTCCAGGTCCAACTCGCCCAATCGACCATCTCATTAGTCTTATTAAACACGGACTTGGAATCCGGTTTATGCAGAATAAACATCTCTCGCCCATCGGCAGCCTTGATTGTTTCAAGTCCAGCTTTCGGCGTTGTTTCTTGGATCGTAAGCTGCAACATAAGTGCAGGTGTTTCAGGGTTTGGGAGTGGCTTTGACTCAGGCTTCGGCAGGTCCTTCAGCGCATCACGCACGATCTTCTTGGCAGCCTTGGGCGTCTTTGCCGCACGGACAGTATAGACGATATGCTGTGCCGTCTGGGGATTCGCCCTGGCAATACTGGCCAGTTGTTTGACCTCGTGACGTCCCAGCTTAGCATCACGTGCTAAAAGCGCTTGTTTTGCTTCAGGAATAACAGCAGCAATAACATCAACATTTTTCGCATAAGAAGCGTCATTTCGTATAGTTGTTGCTGTAACCTTGTGTTCCTTGGCAAGTTGTACGTCCGTTTTCAAGTGCAAAGTTTTTGCACTTGATTTCCTGTTGCCCCCATGTGGCTGTCCCACTACGCCTCGCTTTTTGCCGCGGAGATAACTCATTTGTTCGGGTGTCAGGTTACGCCGTGCCAGTTGATTCTCTAGCATCCATACTTTCGCCGCGTCCAGATCTGGAAACGACATTTCCCGCGTGGTGTACGGCAACTCATAGCGCTCACAAATTGCCAAACGGTTATGCCCATCAACGAGTGTCTGTGTTTCTTGCCAGACAACTAAGGCCTCCTGGCAGCCTTCCTGCTGCAATTTACGCGTAAGGTCTCTTAGCTCTTCGTCGGTCAAGGGCGGAATAAGGGCTTGGAGTTCTGGATGGATCGTGAGAGGACTCATAGGACAATCTCCCAGGGGACACGTTTGACCGCATCACTCAGCATACGGCTCAGGACAAAGATACGATAGCGAAAGCCATCGGAGGCAGGAATGAGGACAGTCCTGGCCATGTGCCGCGCCCGCAATCGGGCAGCCCACGCCTGGGGTTCGGCCATCCAGGCATAGAGCGCGCGTGCCGCCCGTACCCGTGCAACAAAGGGTATTTCTTGCTGCGTGACCACCGGGCGCATGCCAAGTATGCGCATCAACGAGCCCTCATTAAAGACAATGAGCCAATCGGTGGCCACCTGCGACGCAATCTGCTGCATCGTCTCAATGCCGTGCTCGGAATAGCCACAGGGATCATTCAGTACGAGTGCCCAATCATACCCATGCCCCAGTTGTTCTGGAATATCCGCATGATCCGCCAGAATAACTGCGTGAGGAAACTTCTGCGTGAGTTGCTGCCGCTCCTTCACCTTGCGCTCGCATAGAATGACATCCCCCTGGACGATATCGCTCAGTCGAGTTGCCAAGGTTGCCGTCGGAAACGAGACATCTTCCCGAAAGAAATCAAGCTGGGGAAGCGCAATGCCCTCGCCAGCCCCCGCATGCATATCAATAATGACACACCGAGCTTGAGGATGCGTGACATGATAGGCCGAGGTTTGCGCGCGCCCAGCACGCCAGAGGAGGTGATGCTTTTTATACGAGGCCTCGCTAAACCCAGCCTTGTCGCGCGTGCGAGATCGCATGGGTTGCTTACTCCTTCTGGATATCGGACAAAGGTTGAGCACGCACGGACGCACGTCTCGCAATGCCTTCATCAATCAGGCGCCGGACCAACTCCGCAAACTTGAGCCCCGTGTCCTGCGATAGTTGCTGCAAGGCGGCAATTTCCTGGTCAGTGAGATATACATTGATGCGTTTCATAGCCGGGCAGGGTACTAGATATGGCGACGTGTGACAAGCAGAAAAATGTATAAGCGATCAGATGACGTGCAGGACCGGGGAGGATCTGCTACACTCATGGCTACTCGTGAATGCCTGTGTGGAGACTGGGGCGGGCCGGAACCCGCCCTGGTTCCCTGCCTCGTCCCGCCTAGCCAGCCTCCGGTGGACACGCCGAGGGTGGCTGCTTCTCCAAGCCAATCAAGCGATTATCGGCTTTGTCTATTGATCGGATAAGTTCATCGAGCTTGCGTTGTAATGCCTGCTCATGTTTCATTTGTGAATTTTGTATTAATACAACCAGGACCCACGTCGTCCACGTCAAAAGACTTGTTGGGACTAAATGCCATAGCTCGCCCCAGTGCAAGAATGGCCCGGCCACCAGCCAGAGCCCGAACGCCAACAGGGACCCCAGAAACATCCAGGCCGATCCGGCGACGAGACTCGCCTTCGTGGCGAGACGATAAAACCAGTCCGCCTGCACGCGGCCTCCTTTCGGCTAGCGCTGCACGCTTGTATCGTCAAGAAAGGCCTCCTCCACCCGCGCCACCTCTGCTCGCCGTGCCGCAAACGTCACGCGCAGGTCACATTGCGAGAGATGGCCGTGCGCAAAATGCCAGGCGAGGGAGCCATTCTTCTGGAGCTCCAGAGCACACGCCAACATGCGCAGGTGCTCTTCCGTCACCCCATGCAGTTCGAGCCGTTCCCAGACGTGCGCATCAAGCATCCGGTAACTCCTGGCGGGGGTTAAGACAGGCCCACCCGGCAAACTGGCCAGGCTGTCCCACCGCATGACGATAGGTAGCGATCCAACAGGTCTCCACCACCCAAATCCGCCCGTACAGCGCCGGCGTCCTGGGCAGGTGCGCCCGGACAAAGGCTTCCGTCGCCGCACTAATGGGGCGCACGAGTCGGCCGTCGAGTATCAGAGATTCTGTCATATCGCGCTTCCCGCTCACGCCGGCAGGCCGCATACGTGGGCGCGGCCTCAAAGCCATAATCCGTCGCATAGATGCGTAACTTCTCCAACACTTTGCCCCCGCCCTCGCGGTGCTGCTCATACCGTGCAGGGTTCGCCGCATAACAGACCTGCGCGATGACCTGCCGCAACTGGGACGTATTGGTCTGCCAGCGCGCCGCGACACCCGCTAACCGCTCGCCCAGTAAGACTTCCTGCGTCATCTGGTGATAGTCCTGCATGGTCAAATCATGATGACACAGGCACTGACAGTGCGCACAAGCACAACAGGAGGTCATGTGGGCGCCTCCAGACTCTCCTCGGGCAGCGTAAAGGTATAGGTCAGCCGGTAACTCCCCGGTGTTTCGGCATCGAGGCGCCAACGCAGACTCTGCGCCTGCTGCGGGAGCGCACCATGCGCATGCAGGAGGGCCTCAATGGCCACCATCGTCCGCCCGGCCATGAGCCTCGCAGGGAGCCACACCTCGCCCGTGAGCGTCAAGGTTCCGGGCATGCATCCTCCTGCGCCGTGCGGCGGCGATGCTCCGCGCTGAGAAACGCCTCAACCCGCTCCAAGACCGTCGGCGGGTCTGGCGGTGCGTCGGGCGACGCGTAGAACCCCGGCTCCGGCTCATAGTCGAGTTCGTCGTCAGGCTGTTGCTGCCAATGCGTGTACCTGGCATCACGCGTGGTCATCACGGCTCTTTCGCGGTCTGCCCGTAAGGACCTTGCGCGGGATCATAGGTTCGGGGGACCCGCTCCAGCCAGACGTAGCAGGTGGCACAGTAGACGAAATCAATATCCTGGGGATGAAAACTGATGCCATTGCACAGCAGACACAGCAGCGCCGGTTCCCCCTGGAGGGTGAGGAAGCGGTACGCGTCGGTGATCACGCGCCTAACTCCTCTAATAACATGGGCGGGCGCCTCGGCGGCACGGTCACCATCGCCATCCCCCGCAAACTTTTCTCGCGGGCATAATACGCTCGCAGCATGTCGAGGGGGAGGAGGGGGACTTCGCTGACTGCCTGGGTGCAGCAGACGTGATGGAGCGTCTGCCGCACAATCTGCTGCACGCGCGTAACGGACAGTCCATAGTCCTGGGCTACCCGGCGACAGGTCTCGCCCTGTAAGACGCGCGTCGTCATGATCTCATTGCGTGCGAGGAGCGTGGACGCATTCATGCTCCTAATTCCTCTAAGGTCAGCGGGTTGCCCGTGGAGCGAGGGCTTAAGCAGAGGCATCGTCCGGTTCCTCCTCGGTACAATCTTCAATGGCTCCGAGATCAAAACCCCCGGCATCCTCGACGGAGGCATTCCAGATTTGCAGCATATCGTAACCTGACGGGGTGATATAGACCGCATAGCGGGCACAGAGCGCCTCCAGGTCGGCCAGAAACTGACGACAGCGCGGGCGAAAATCCGCAGGCGTGGTCATCCACCTAACTCCTCGAGCGTCAACGGCTTGCCCGTGAGACTGTCGATCAGCGCACGTGGAGCAAGCGTGCCTGCCCGCCACATGCGTGCCCGTGTTGGCCCTAAGACCGCATCCTGAAACGCCGTGTCCCGTCGACTAAGCCATGTACTCACGCTCTCCTGCGGCACACGTCCGCCTCCAGGAACCACTGGTATCATGGTACTTCTACAACCATAGTGGTATGGTGGTCCATTCAGATACGGTACGCTATGATTGACAGGCTCGTGCTCTGGTACGGTATAGCGCAAGCCATGACGCCCTAAGCATATAGTGCTAGTTCTACTATCAAGCACCGCACTATGTTCAATCAGTACTGTGCCAGCATTGCTATCTGCCACCTTGACGCGCGCCTCACTGACGGCATTGGTCGTCTGCGTGCGCAAGAGCCGCGCCGCGTCTTCCTTGGCCTTGGCCATAATCCCGTCCTGAAAGCCGTTGGCCGCCGTCCCCTGCACCCGTGCGACGAGCGTCGGAAGCGGCTCCTCCAAGCTGACCCCCACCATCAGCGAATCGCCCACGCGGGTGACCACCCCGGCCGCCGCACGGCCCCACCAGTCGTCCCCCGTGGTACTCAGGTCGGTCGGCGTCGCCGGGCTGGGAATGAGCGTCTGCCGCACCGCACGGCGCAAGGCCGCTTCGCTGGGCATGTCGTCGATCGTCCGGCTCTCGGTCTCGGTATTGACGATACGCCGAGTGACGCTAGCCTCTTGCTCGGCCAGGGCGATGAGAAACGCGTCCACGTCACGAGCGATCTGCGCGTACCGCGTGGTCACGAGCGGGTCCACCTCATCGCGCATCAGGAATTGCACGGCCCGCCGCCGCGCCACGAGAAAGCTAAACTGTGCCGGATCGGCCTCGCGGAGGGCATGCAACAGATCCTGCTCCAGCAAGAGTAGGGCTGCCCAGGCCTCCTGGCGCTGGCGGGTCTCGGCCCGGCCCACCTGGAGCAAGCGGGCGGTGAAGGCATCGGCGATCTGGGCATTCAAAGACTCGGCCATAGATTGCAATCCCTTCCAGGGTAGTGACACCTTTACCGCCCGCCCTGGCTACAGGCTCGGCCATAGGACCTCATCGAGCACTTCGAAACACTCGACCTGCCCATCGGTGTGCAGCTTATAGCGGGCCACCACGATCGACTGCCCGGTCTCGTCCAGGGCCTTGGCCTCCACCATGACATCCTCGGCAGGCGCGTACTCCGCCATCACGCGGGCAATCGTTTCTTCGAAGACGCGGCGCTGTTGGGCACGGTCATGCGGCATCGCTTCCCTCTCAGTCTTTCACACGCGGAGCGGTAGCAGCCTCGCGCGCAGAGGATCGGCGCGAGGCAACCGTACCACCACTAGACCGTCAGCCGCAACCGACTCGTCTCCGGCAGGGCTTCGTCATGCCGCTCCCATTCGCCGCCACCCACCGGGATTTGGATCTCGCCACTAAATCCGGCTGGCTGGACAATCGACGAGGCCCACTTAAACAACTCTTTCTCGATGGCCGCTTGGAGCCGCTGGAGCACCTGGAGATATTCCAGCTCCGCATCGCCCGCCTTGGCATCGAGATGGCCAAGTGCTTGGCGCATGGCCTGCTCCAGGTCGGGCGTCGCCTCGTGGCTCTCGGGATCGGCCAGGATATGCTGGAGCGTCACCACGAGCTGGCGCAGCTTGTCGACGTAGCCCTGCGCCATGTCCGCGTCGTGGTCGAGCGCCTCGATCATCGCATCAATTAAGGCTTCCATCGTTGGATCGTACGGTTCCACTACGGCTCTCCTAGCTGTTGAAGTTCTTCGGTGACACACGTCTGGACGTCCACCAGGAGTTGGCGATAGGACTGGGGCGCATCTGCCCTGGGGCGAAACGTGATGAGCAGCCGCTGCAACGCATAGGCGCGGTCTTCCTGGGCCATGCGGAGGCGTATTTCTTCTTGGAGGGTCTCAAAGTTCGTCGTTGCCATCGGGATCCTCCTCTCGTAATTGCTCAAGCCACGATGCCCCTCCGGGCTCTCCGCCATTGCGCGGCGGCGGCGGCCACACGAGCGTATACCACCCGCAGGTACAGGTCAGCGCGGGCCATTGCGTCTTGCACGTCGTCGTCTGGAAGAGCAGCCCGCCCGTCTCGGTAAGCTGCGGATGCAGAAAGACCGCAGCGCCCCCGACGTCAATGCGCCGCTCCTGGGGTCCGATACTGGTCAAGGCCATCGTCTTATTTCCTCTTGCGTAACCCACGCCGAGCAAGGCGTTTGCGCCCGGACGCTGAGGCCCGCTTGGCGATATACGTCGCCAGGGCAAACGCGGAGCCTTTGCGCAGGCCGCGACGCTTGAGTTGTTCGGCAACTTTTCCCCGTGCGGCACGGGCCTTGGTCCCCGTCTTAAAGGATACCTTCTTCTTGGCCATAGACACCTCCTAGGCCACCTGCCGCGTCGCCCCATTGCGCCCCGGTGGCACAGACCCTGGCCCTGGGGGCAGCATCACGAGCGGTCGTTGGGCTTGCTCGTCTTCAATCAAGGCCTGCTCTTCCTCGACGGGTACCAGGGGGCGCGCAATCTCACCCTTTTGGAGATTATGATAAAATGTCTCATAACTAATCGTGCCATTCAACAGCGCAGCCATCAACGCGGTTAAAAGCTGCGGCTGCATGGTATTCGAGATGAGATCTTTGTTGAGGCTTACATGGACCATGGGGTCATCGACGTCCTCACTGAACCCAGACCACCAGTTATGGACCTGCAAGGCCCACGTTAACCCCTGACTGACGCTACTCACGAGACTTTGTACGGGACTATCGCTCCCCGCCATGCGCCACTGCACGCCCGTGGCGGTTTCCTGCGTTTCAGGCGGGCCTTCGAGGAGCCGCGCGCCCATCGCCGCCATCATCTGCAAGTCGGCCTTGAGGGCGTTCTCGTGCGGCTGGAGGCCCTGGCCGTGAAACTCGACGATCCCCACCTTGGCTTGATTATCGGGGAGGAAGAGGGCCGAGCTGGCGCCTACGTAAAGCTCCGGAGGCGCTTCCATGTTGGCGGCAATGTAGAACTGCGGCATGGCGGTCAGGTGGAGCGCATGCTCATAGTCGGCACTGTGGCGCCAGTTAAGGAAATTGCGCTGGACGAGGCCCTCCAGCAGGGACTTCTCGGGCGTCGGTTCGAGCGAGAACGGCGCCATAAAGCAGAACGGGAGAAAGTCGAGCGGTTGCCCCTGGCGCGTCGGCATCCACATGCGCTGGAGCGTCGCCGCCTGGGCGTTGGTCCGCTGACCAATTGGATCTTCCAGCCACAGGCTCACCTCGTACAGGCCTACCTCATTCAAGCGCAACACGCGGTACTGAATCTGGTCTTTGACCACAAAGAAGTCGGGGGTGCCCCACACGCCTTGAGGCACCTGCACACATTCCCGCAGCACCACGAGCGAGAGGATCGTATCGCCGCCGCGCTGCATGGTCCGCCAGTTAATAATCTCTTCGGCCTGATACGCCACCCAGTACGGCCGACTCTGCGGCGGCGGGGGGAGCAGCTGGCCGTCGGGCGTGACGTCACCCGTAGGGAAGTCCACCAGGATCCCGAAGCGCCCCATGAGCAAGGTTTCGCGCACCGCCTGCTCACAGAACATGCGCAGCGAAATGCCGGTCTGCGTGATGTCGGCCAGTTGCGGCTCTAAGGCAGCAGGCCCTACGAGTTGCGGCTCGTGGCGGAATACCGAGCCGGTAATCCCGTGCACGGCATGTTCCGTAGCAGCTGTCCAGGCTGGTCTATCCCTGTACGCTATATAAGCCTCATCACGGCGCATGCCCGCAGGGCGAGGGAGGTGACGGGTGCCATCGAGGACACTGCGCCCGGCTCGCTGGGACAGTCCCCAGGGCCGGGCAGACTTCACGGCCGCCTCGCCCAGGTACGCCGCACGAAGGTCCTGGTAGAGGGGCAGCATGGCCGCATAGGCCGGGTGAGGCAGAGTGACGCTCATATGTGCATCTCCATGGCGAAACTCCTGCGTGGAGGGGAACAAAATGTGCAACACAGAGCGTCGGCCAGATCTGGAGACTGCCCTAACCGCTTGCGCATGCTGTCCTTGTCTTCTACGACGAGACAGCCCTGGCTATCAATGCGGTAGCCCACGCTCGCCAACTCCCCCGCCAGATCCTCACAGGCGTTGCGGTCCGGTGCCTGAAAGACGGGCTGGGCGTCACGTAACCACTGCGCGCATTCGAGCCAGAGATGATCACGCAGCAAGCGCGGTCGGGCCTCGTGGGGATGAAAGACGGACGGCGGTTTCTCGGCCACATTGACGGGCACAAGAGTAGCCGCAATGCCGCCGTGCCGCTTCAGTTCGGCCAGGCGATCATACACACCCGCACCCAGGCCAATCACGTCCACGTCAATTTCATCCACCTGCCAGGGACCGAGCAGCGTCATGAGCTGCCCAACGGTATCCATTGTATCCTGTTTGGACATAATTTTAATATGCAGTACTGTACTGCCCTGGCGCAGGACAAAGGTCGTACGATCCGCCCCCATGCGAGCCACGTCCACGCCGAGGCGTCGCGGGCCATCGCCCTGCCGGGGATCGCGCTGCGTACACGGCTCGGTGAGCTCCAGGGAGATCAACACGTCGTCGGCCTGGCGCGGGAATTCGCCATCCGCACGCACACGCACCACGTTCGACCCTTCGCCCCACTTTTGCACAAGGCGTGGCCGATAGGACGCATCAACGAGCGGAGAATCCTGCGAACGAAAGTGCAGCGTGGTATAGCTGCCCCGGTCCTTATGATGCGAGGCATAGAACGTGCCATTGGTACGGGTGGGATTGCCCAGCATGAGGACACGGGCCTCGGGCGTCGAGAGCGCCCCTTCTGCTGCCTCAAAGACTTCTTCGGGCATGCCGCTGGCTTCATCAAGGACGAAGAGCAGATGCGTCGCATGAAAGCCCTGGAGAGCCTCGGGATTTTCCTTGCGGGCCGTGCGCGCAAACGCGCCCCATTCTTTCGCGCTGGGGTCTACGAGACTATCCGTGAGGAGTTTAAAAAGCCGCGAGAGCCAGAAGCGCGGCGGGTCGCCACGGGCGGCGCTGAGGGCATCCGCATGGCGGCGCCACTTACTGAGTTCGCCCCACAAAATGTCGCGGAGCTGGTGCGAGGAGGGAGCCGAACAGGGGACTTTGGCATAGTCGTGGGTTTCGAGCATCCAACTCACCGCCCAGGC